TTTCATGGAGATGATCCATAGCAGATCCTATACTTACATTATTAAGAATGTATATGCAGATCCATCGGATGTATTTGATAAGATATTAAATGATGAAAAGATATTAAGTCGTGCTGCTACTGTTACTAAATCTTATGATGACTTCATTAATGAAGCACAAGGATGGGGTCAAAGTAGTTTGTGGAAAGACATGGATAAGTCTTTGGACACATCCTTACCTGTTCTAGAAATGAAAGAGATTAAACGTAAACTCTATCAGGCAGTAGCAAATGTCAACATTTTGGAAGGTATCCGCTTTTATGTTTCTTTCGCTTGTAGTTTTGCTTTTGGTGAGCTCAAACTCATGGAAGGGTCTGCGAAAATCATATCTCTTATTGCAAGAGATGAGAACCAGCATCTGGCTTTAACTCAAAACATATTAAATAATTGGAGAAAGGGTGATGATCCAGAGATGGTTAAAATTATGAAAGAGGAAGAACAATGGACGTATGATATGTTTGAGAAGTGTGTCAATGAAGAGAAAGCATGGGCAGAGTATTTGTTCCAAGATGGATCAATGATTGGTTTAAATGATAAACTTCTCCAACAATATGTGGAGTTTATTGCTAATAAGAGATTACGAGGTATTGGATTAAAACCAGTGTATGATATACCACTTAGAAATAATCCACTTCCTTGGACAGAGCATTGGATTAGTTCTAAAGGTTTACAAGTAGCACCACAGGAAACAGAAGTTGAATCTTATATTGTGGGGGGAATCAAACAAGATGTCAAAAAGGACACATTTAGTGGATTTAAATTATAGTTTGTGATTAAATAAAGGAAAGTGTATGAGACCTTCGCCACCTTTCCCATCGCATCCTGAATATATGAATGGAAGACTTAAAAAGATAGACATGACTGCTAGACTTAATCATATAAAAGCAGGTCTTGCATGTAAGA